CGCCGCTGGCCTCATAGAAGTCTATCACCCGTATCTCAGGCCCGACCGCCTGCCAGAACCAAATGGCCGTGCTGTCGCCTATGCCCAAGTCCCATGTGGTGTAAACCGGCAGCGCAGGGTCATACGGAACGTCTGTGATCCGTCCAGCCCGTTCGCTCTCAGCCATGTCCTTGCCGTAGTAAGCGCCGATGATTGCCGCTTCGAACGAGCATTCGAACTCTTGCTCATACTGCTCAGGCGTCATTTCCCTTGCAGCCGCCATCAGTTCGCTCTGTGGCAGGATCAGCGTCTCAGAGGCAGGCAGGAAGAACGGGAACCAGTCAGGGTCCGTCTTTGCCCGCTCAAACAGATCAAAGAACGCATTGCGTCCCTTTGGCGTTCCGATGAACGTAGCTGTTCCCTGCCGGTCAGCCAGCATCGGGCGGATGATGGAACCGAAGATGCCGGGATACATATCGGCGTATTCGTCCAGCGTGGCGTCATCCAGGTATCCGCCGCGCAGGGCATCCGGGTTGTCCGCGCCATAAATCTTGATGCGCTTGCCGCCTATCAGCTCGACATACAGTTCTGATTCGTTTGGCGGCTTTGCCCAGATCGGCTGGCTGTATCGTTTCAGATACTCCCATGCCACGTCCTTGGCTTGCTTAAGGTAGGGCGCAAGATAGGCCGCGCGATAGTGGGGCTTGTCGGACACCACCGCGTTGCGGATCATGTCGTTAATGCAGGCCACGGTCTTACCGCAGCGCCTGTGAGCCACCCCGATGGCAAAGCGTTGCGTCCGGTTATGGAACGGCAGGAACACCCGGCGAGGGGCGTAGGGAATTACTCTGGTTTCGGCCAAGCGTAACCGCCCGTGAACCGAGGACGCCAGCGAAACACCCACCGCCCGTGCTCACGGCGAAACTGGAACACAATAGGCTCCGCGAACCTCTCAACCTTGCGAAGCTCGCTGCCAGTCCATCTGTAGCCGAGCAACGTCATTCGGGCTTGAGCCATGTGACAGTGAGAGCGCCGCCGTCAGGGCCGGAGACTTCCTGTTGCAGCTTGTCGCCGTATTTCTTCGGGTTCATCCGAGCAAGTGCCCACTTGCGTGTGTCAACGCGGAGGCGAGCCTTGGCAACGTGCGATTTTTGAGGCTCAACGTCGTCTGCAATGTCGAGCATATCATCGAACATACCAGCGGCACGTTCATCAATGGCTTTCGCGTAGTTGTCCGAGAAGTCTTTATGCTTTGTCAGCCAAAGGAACACAGACGACGACGACGGCATTGATTCTAATGCACAAATAGCCCGCAGCGATGAACCCGCAGCGAGCCTTGAGCAAATATCAGCCGCCAGTTCTGGCGTATAATCAGAGGGTCGGCCTAGACCGGCCATCTGCTAGTCTCCGTGGTTTGCGTCTAGCCTTATTGCCTTGGCGCGGGCTTAGAGCGTGGGGATGATGCCTTAGAGGGCTTGGCGGGTCAAGCGGCCAGATAGCCTTGCCCCGCATTCCACCAGCGGCCATCGGCGGACAGGCTGTCCTGTGTAGCTGCAACGCCAGCGTTCCACTGACGCCCGCACTCGACCATTGCCGAACGGTGCGAGGCGTGAAAGCTGATAACTTCGTTCGTGTCTTTGTTGCGGACCCGGTCGGTGGTCTTGGCGGTTTGCGACTTGCTGGCCATCTGCTTAGTTCCATCTGGGTGCTGCTTGATTGCCGCGCCCCGTTGATTTGTTATCCCACATGGGCAGATGTTACGCAATAGGGAAAATGCAGGATCGGCAAAAAAGATTCCTGGCCCTATTTCAAGCCGTGCTGCAATGCCATGCGGATAGCTACAGCAGCCGGGCCACTAGGGCCTAGCTTGGCGTAGTTCTGAGCAGTCTTCGGGCTGACCATGAGCCACCGGCCCGCCGCGAGTTGCGACAGGCCGAGGGTTGAGAGGGCGGCGCGGTATTCAGCGGGGGTCATGCGGCCACCGGGAACTTTAGATCGACATAGTTTTGGGCGGCTTCGCGAGTCCAGAATGTCGGGTGTGCCGGGCGAAGGTTTGTCCAGCCGCTGCCGTTCCATTGCTCTAGGCCAAACCAATGGCCACAGTCGTCAGCGTCCTCAAAGACGCGAACCGTTCCGGTTTTGATGTTTGCGCGGGCCATTATTTGACCTCCTCGTAGGTGAACGAGGGATATCCAGCCCCGCCGATTTTTGCGCGGACCAACACTGACAGGTGTTCCAGGTCGGCCTCTCTGCACTCAATCTCAATGTCGCGGGCCATTCCAAGGAACGAGCCGTTAACGTCACGGCGTTGGATGTTGGTGATTGCAAACTTTGTCATCTGTCTGTTTCCGTTCCGGCTAGTGCTTGATTGCCCTGCGCCGATGACTGAACATAGCACCTATTACGCAGGGATCAAGCACTTTTTACGCAGTCCGCGCATTTTGTTGAGCGGGGCGCGGCGGGCCAGTGACTTCCCATAACCCGCGCCCACCAGTCCCCCTAACTACTGGCTGCTCAATGGAGTTAGCGCCGTTCCTTGGCGCGTTGAAACTGCCGCATGAACGCACCCGGCGTGTCGTCATGCTTACCGGCAATGCGATAGACGGGCATTCCGGCCTCTGCACGATAGGCAAGCCACTTATCGCGGGCTGCACGGCTTTTCTCGCAGGCGTAGGTGCGGACTGCGGTAATCGGGTCATTCATCGGGTGTAGTCTTGCTTTCTGACTGTCCACGGGGTCCAGGTTTCTAGCGGAGGCGTTCCGCCGCTCGATTGTTGGCGTTTTGCGTTCTCCAGACCTCCATCTTCGCATTCGCCGCTGCGTAGCGTTGGCGGGCCGTGTAATCCGCCTTCGCTTGCGCCCCCACCTTCGCCAGATGGTCCTTGAACCGTGGTTGCGCTCTTGCCCATTGCTCTCGCTCCGTAGCTGACTTTGCATCGCTCTCGCCCATCAGTTCAGCAAGAACTGTTTTGGTGAGGGCGTCCAAATATTCATGCGCGGCCCTGTGAGCGGCCCCTGACTCATCGCCAAGGGCCTCCAACACAAGGTGCATATCATCGTCTGATACGAGCATCAGAACGGGATGTCGTCGTCAAAGTTAGCGCCGCGCTGTGGCGGGGCTTCACGCGCTGGGCCAGCGTCGCGTTGCATCGGGAACTTGACCGATCCCGCCAGCATCGTCCCGTTGTCGCCTTTGGCCCAGAACGCCACTTCCAGCTTGTCGCCCGGCTTTGCGCCTTCGGGAACGATCAGATTACCGCGCCAATCTGGCGCACGGTCGTTGCGCTTTTCCTTCTCCTTGAAGACGGCAATATCGCCAGGCTTTTGTTCATACGCCATTACATCGCTCCCAGTTCACGCCCGCGCCGGTCGAATGCCTCGCGGACTTCAATGCGCCAGCCCTTCGGCATGGTGCGGATAGTGTCGCCGTTTTCGTCTGCCCAACCACGCAGCGCGGCAAGGGTCGGAATAGTCTCAAGGTCGCCAAGCCACTGGTTCACCTTTTCGCCCAGCCCTTCGGCTTTGGCTTTGGCTGCACTCATTCCAGCGCCTTCGGTTTTATACCAGTCAGGGCCTTCGGGGTGAACCGATACATTCGGATTCTTCGGCTCGCCGGGCTTAGTGCTACGGGGCATGGACGCCTCCCCGTCATCATCCACGGCTGGCATATTGAGCATGGCCATGAGCGAGTATCGACGGGCGTAGGTGATTGCCGAGCCTGCCGCTTGCGGGTCCATCTTGCCAGCGGGCAGGGAAAAGTCAGTCTCAATCCACTCGCCGCTTTCGTGAACAAGGCGCGTCGTCAGGGTGATGCAGTTGCCGTCCATCGGACCTGGCCCTTGCATCACCGCCAGCCCGTTAGCCTCCAAAGCACCGTGAGCGGCCTCAATGACGCTTTCAAGGTTGGCATACTTAGATTTGAAGAACGGGTTGTCCGCGCCTTTCTTCACGCCCTCGATTGCATTGATAGCCTTGACCAGCGCGGGGCTGATTTTCGTTAGTGTGTCGCTGCTTCGCATTTGGCTTCCTCCATTGCCTTGTTATGTTCTACCAACGCCGTCTGACAATCGCGGACGTATCGCGCCGCATCTGGGCCGGGCCTTGTCCCAAACACCACCATTGTCATCACGACATCAAAGCGGGAGGCGGGGTAATAGATTCCGCCGTAATCTTTTTCTAACTGGCCGTTATGAAAGCGGGCAAGTGGGCGGTCACTCATCGGACTTCACCGCTACGGCATTACCCAGACGGGCCGTGGCTTTCCATAGCCGTTCAAGTTGGTCGGGTTGCAGATCAGGCAGGCGCTCCACGTTGCCGATTGCAACGGTCAGGGCTGACATTGTGGCTTCAAACGTAATCGTCTGATTGCGGAGGCCGCGCATGGTTTCGATGATGTCGGTCATCAATAATCTCCCATCCACGCGCGTTCTCTTTTGGCCTCATCGCGCCGGTCAAGGGCATCGGCATAATCCTCTGCCCATTCTTCGCTGGCATGGATCAACATGGCGTCATCAAAACGCCCGCACTCGAACACGTCGAATGCCTCCGCGACTGCCACGGGATCGGCTTTTGCCGCCGTGTCGGAATCAATCGCCTCAACGCGAATGTCCTCAATCTCGCCGCGCTGGCCGCAATCGTCGAGCCATGCGACCTCATACGAAACCGTCACGTCAATCTCGCAATGGTCAGCCTCGCCGTCCGTGCCAAACATCAGGCACGTTGAGTATGTGTAACGCTTGCTCATTTCGCGGCTCCCGTAATGTCAGCGGCAATGGCCAGCCAGCCAGTCGGGGCCGACACCTTGGCTTCCTCAGCCAGTTCAGCAAGGCGGTAGTCAGTGGCCACCGCGATCAGGTAGCGGGCCGATTCCGGGAACGCCTCGCGTTGTTCTTCCAGCCACCATTCACGGTCTTCCTCCGCAATGGCCAAGGCACGTTCTGCCATCGCAAAGCCTTCGTCCTGATACTCGTATGCGCCGGACCAGTCGCGGCAATAAAAGCCGTCGCCGTTCTCGCTGGCGTATTCAGTCAGTGCGTTGTCGAGTTGCGTTTGAATGGTCATGTCGTTCTCCCTTGTTGCCACCATAAAACACGGCACTCGGCAGACCGTCAAGCTATCTTTTCGCTTGCCCGCACGATTTTCTTCGCTTAGCTTAGTGGCATAAAGGGAGATCAGCCAATGAGCATTTGGGACGAACTTGACGCCGAAAAGGAAGCGGAGATCGCCGCTTTTCGGGCGGCAGAGGCAGCAAAAACGCCGGAACAAAAAGAAGCCGAGCGCATCGCAGCCGAGAACCGGGCGCAAGCCGCCCATGACGAAGGTGTCCGGCTTGGATGGTGGGACGAAGAGGGTAACAGCCTTGCAGTCGAAACCGACGATGAGGACGAAGAAGAGGACGAAGAAGAGGACGAAAACGACGAATGACAAAGGAACAAGTCATAAAGGCCATTAAGCGGCTTGTCGGAGACGGTAAGCGCAAGGAGTGGTGCCAGGCACATGGCGTCAATCAGACCGTCCTTAGCGACGTTCTGCGAGGCCACCGCGCACCGACAGAACAGCTTTGCAACATGGTTGGCGTCGAGCGCGTCACCGTCATTCACTATCGGAGCAAGTAAAATGTTAAACGCCATCAAACGCATCCTCGCCCGCCTCGATTTCAAATACCAGCGCCAGCAAAAGGAATGGCACGACTATCTGGACCGGCGAGACGCCAACTTGGCTGAGTGGCTACAGGATCAAACCGCCACGTCAAAAGCCCGCCAGCTTGCCGCCATTGCGCGGGAACGGAATGCACTGAAGGACGAACTGGCGAAAGTCATTAAAGCCAAGAAAGCCCGCGCACCGATTTACGCAGCCCTCCGCGCTTTGTCGATTGAGGAACTTAAGGTCGAGGGACGGCGGTGAAGGCTCTAAAATACCGCAACGTCAAAACCGTCGTTGACGGCATTACGTTTGACAGCATCAAGGAAAGCCGCCGCTATAGCGAATTGAAGCTGCTGGAACGGTCTGGGCGCATCACTGGGCTTGAGGTCCAGCCATCGTTTCGCATTGTCGTGAACAACTGCCTGATTTGCACCTATAAAGCCGACTTTCGTTACACGACGGACACGCCACACGTTCGCGGGCTGGTCGTCATTGAGGACGTTAAAGGCATGAAGACGCCGGTTTATCGTCTCAAGAAAAAGCTAATGCTGGCGGTTCACGGGATCAGCGTGGTGGAGATATGACCGAAAAACTTAAGGTTCTGGACCTGTTTTCAGGCATCGGCGGTTTTTCGCTTGGCCTTGAGCGCACAGGCGGCTTTGACACGGTTGCCTTTTGCGAGATTGACCCTTTTTGCCAGCGGGTGTTGGCGAAACATTGGCCGGAGGTGCCGATTTATGACGACATTCAAACCCTCGACGCAGATACCCTTGCTTCCGATGGGATCGACGTTGACATCATTTGCGGGGGCTTCCCATGCCAAGACGTTAGCACGGCAGGACGCAAAACCGGCATATCAGGAACCCGAAGCGGATTGTGGGACGATTACGCCCGCCTTATTGGCGAGTTACAGCCTAAGTTCTGCATCGTGGAAAATGTCACAGGGCTGCTTGATGCCGGAATGGGTGTCGTCCTCGGAGACCTGGCCGCGCTGGGGTATGACGCGGATTGGGGATGCCTACCGGCTTCCGCCGTTGGCCTTCCACACTCCCGCGAGCGAGTTTGGATTGTTGCCTACCCCGCAGGCCTCGGACAATCGAAACCGGGGCACCTATGGCAAAACGCCTGCCGTAACCCGCCGCAAGCAAGCTGGGAAGCAACTGATGCTGTCAATGCTCTTCGAAGGGGCACCGTGCCCGCACTGTGTAGAGAACATGATGGGCGTTCCAAACGATTGGACAAATCCCGATTGACCGCTCTTGGAAACGCTGTCGTGCCGCAAATCCCGGAATTGATTGGCCGGGCGATCCTCGCTGACTACGCGGCGCAACAATGACCGCCGCCCCACCTCGCCCGTCGATGTCCAAGGCTCGCCGATTGCGACTGTTCGCCCGTGACAACGGCGTCTGCGACATCTGCAAGCAAAAGGTTCACGCCAATGAGGCGTATGAGTTAGACCATATCATCCCGTGGGCTTTAGGGTTTGACGACAGCGACGAAAACTTAAGGCTGGTTCACAAGACGTGCCACCGGACAGACAAAACCGGCGGGGACGTGACTAGGATTGCCAAGGCCAAGCGCCAAGGCCGGGAGACAGGCCAACAGGCCAGGCGGCAAGTCAAAGGCGGTTCGATACCATCCCGCCCGTTTCCAAAAACCAAAATCACATGGCCCAAGCGGCCTTTCAAAAGGGGAGACACATGAGAACCACCGTTGCCGATGTGATCCGCGAGACGGCTGCAAAGCACCGTATCAGCGTGGCAGACCTGATCGGCCAAAGCCGGGAACGCAAATACGTTCGCCCGCGTCAAGAGGCTATGTATCAGGTGTTCACCAAATGCCCGCACATTTCTTACCCTGAAGCTGGGCGCAGAATGGGGGGGCGTGACCATACCACCGTTTTGCATGGTGTGAAGGCCCACGCAAAGCGCCTTGGCATTGACTACGCCGACGCCATGCAAATCCGCAAAGGCGGCATCAACAAGCCTGTGTTTGCCATTATGGCCAGCGCATACGCCAAATCGTTGGAGGCTCACCGTGTCCAGTAAGGGTCATTATTTCCGCCCGTATGCTCCCGCCATGTTGGAGCGGTCCAATCCCGATATGTCAAAGGATCGGGAGATAGAGGCCAAGCAGCGCGACGCAGACAGACGCTTCGTCATTGCGCTTGCGGAGGCTTTCCAGCGTGGGGATCATCTGCCAGCGGCTAAACCTGAGCCGAGGCGCACCAGGCCCGTCCCTACTCCTACCACTCGACCTTCACTCTTTGCCGTATGGGAGGATGACAATGCGTAAAAAATCAGGGCATTGGACGCCTGCGGAGGACCGCCTGCTTAAGTCTGGCTCGCTTGCGAAACGCTCCGTGCAGGACGTGGCAAAGACGCTGAACCGGCTGGAAAAGAGCGTTGTGATCCGCGCTATCGTGATTGGCTTTCCGTTTGCCGACGCATAATGAAAAAGGCCCGGCGAGCGCAAAGCATCACCGGGCCTCCCCATTCGCAGCGGTTACAAGGGGGAGCCGATCCCCGCTGCGCTTCCCCTTGTCCCGCCTTGATCTTTAACGATCAATAGCGGATAAAGGTCGGTGCGGATCAGGGCTGAGTCTGATGCGCAAAACATCAACGGCTTTCCAGAGGAGCCATCGACTATGCGGTTTTACCGCCTTCCGCCACAACGCGCAAGCCTTCGGGTGATGCCGTGAGCGATCCTTTCATCATCGACGGCCCGTGCCTGTGGTCGTTCAGCGGTGGTCGAACTTCGGCCTATATGCTTTGGCGGGCGCTGCGCTCCTATAAGGGGCTTCTTCCAGCCAATCACGTTGTGGCGTTTGCCAACACTGGCAAAGAACGGCCCGAGACTCTGCGCTTTGTGCATGAGTGCGGATCGCGTTGGGGCGTCAAGATTGTTTGGCTTGAGTTTGTTTCTCGGTCCGGTCCGAGCGCCGGACGTTACGAGCGTGTCAGCTACAACAGCAGCAGCCGTGATGGCGAACCGTTTGCGCGGCTGATTAAGGCTAAATCATACAAGCCTAATTCCGTTATGCGGTTTTGCACCGAGGAAATGAAGGTCAATACGATAAAGCATTTCATTGCTGCGGAGTTGGGCTGGACCGCCTGGTCTAACGCCGTTGGTCTTCGTCACGATGAAGGCCACCGCGTGTTGAAGGCGTTGGCGCGAAACTATGAAGGCAAAAGCCCTTGGACGACAAAGGTTCCTCTGGCTAATGCAAACATCACAAAGCGCGACGTCGAGGAGTTCTGGAAAGCGCAGCCGTTTGATTTGGGCCTGCGTCCATACGAAGGGAATTGTGACCTTTGTTTCCTCAAAGGGCGCGGAACAATTAAGGCACTGATACGTGAAAAGCCGAGTTCTGCTGACTGGTGGATTGAACAGGAGCGCATTGCAAAAGGCTCATTCAACAAGGACTGGTCTTATGCCGACCTGGCGCAAGAAGTCCAGCAGCAGCCACACCTGTTTGATGATTTGCTGGATGATGAGCAAGACGCCGAGTGCGGCTTGTGGTGCGGAGCGGACGAATGAGCGTTCCTTTTATGCAGCTTTATGTCGCTGACTATCTGGGCGACACCAGGCACCTGACAACCGAACAGCACGGGGCATATTTGCTCCTGCTTATGACCATGTGGCGGTCTGAAGGTGTCTTGCCGGACAACCCCGTAAAGCTGGCTAGGATTGCGGGCCTGACGCCGTCGCGCTGGCTGAAAATTTGCGCCGAGGTTTTGGAGTTTTTCACGCCATGTGAAGGCGGTTTTACGCAGAAAAGGCTCTCCGCAGAACTCGCAATTGCTGAAGAAAAATCATCAAAAAGATCAGCGTCGGGGAAAGCCGGTGCGCGGGCTAAGGCGTTGAAATCTAACAAGGTGGCGTCAGCAAATGCTTCACGATTGCTTAAGCATTCTCCAGAACCAGAACCAGAGTTAAAGAAAGAGAAGGTTACACCTTCTCCAAAGAAAGGCTGTCGATTGCCTCCCGATTGGACGCCATCTGACGCCGACCTAACATTCGCCGCTAACCAAAACATGACCACCGAGGAGATACGCCGTGAAGCCGATCAGTTCCGTGATTACTGGATTGCCCGACCTGGTGCGGGAGGCGTCAAACTCGACTGGGCTGCAACATGGCGAACGTGGTGCCGGAACCGCCGCAGTCCTAGCCAAGCTGGAAAGCCAAGCGCCGGAGGACACAGACCGAAACCTGCTTCAATGGTTGACATCCTCCTTGGGGATCGTGCCGCAGCCGCAAATCAGCCTGACGTATCCGGTGACGGGTGGCTACCAACGGACAGTGACGGGGTATTTGTTCGAGGGTCTGACACAGACCAACCGTTCTAGGGCCTTGGAGGCCACCTACAGCGCCATGACGCCTGCGACGGTCCAACGGTGCGAAGAACACGTTTCAACGCTCCACGCGGTCACAGCGCACCGTAACGACAGCGAGAATAGCTTGCGGCTTATCCTGCGGCTTTACGCGGACTGCCTAGCTAGGTTTCCGGCTGACGTGGCCAAGGCGGTGGTGGAGCGGTTCATCTATCGGCCCGACAAGCCCAACTTTTTCCCGACGCTCTCCGAACTGAAAGATGCTTGCGACAAGGCAGCGGCTCAACGGCAGCAGCTTTTTGCATCGCTTGAAAATAAACGTTGACTAAGGCCAAGCCGTGAGTAAACTCAGACCCATGAAGCAGCCAAACCCGATTGCAGTTCGCCCCCGCCAAGGCTCCAAACTGGAAGCCGTCTGGAACGACAACGCTCGTTCTAACAAGGCAATGGGCGAGATTATTCATTCATGGGCAAGCCAGTTTGCTGAAATGGCAGCGGCTTCCGAACAAGGGGAGAAGACTAATGATTGACCGTTCCGACTACACAGACCACCGCCGCCATGCTGCGATGATGACCGATCAGGCCTCGCACCGTGGATGGGATTTCCGTGCTGCTGACGAGCCGCCGATCTGGTTCCGAGCCTTGGCCGAGGTGTTCCGCCCTCGCAGCCTCTTCCTGCTGGCCGTGGTGGCTGGTGTCGTTTCGCTCTTTTGGATTGCTTGATATGGCCGAGAACTGGAAAGCGGATGAATGCCGCGTGTTCATGGGTGACGGTGGGATCAGCCTGCACAACGTCCCGAACGGCGTTGAGCGTGCCCGCCCCGTCGTAAAGTTGTTCAAGGTTCTGGGCCTGAACGTCACTCAGGAGTTTGTTGAGGACGCGCCCGACCGGCGGCGGCTGGTCCGCGATCTGGCCCGAAGGCTGCCACGACCCACCCTTACAGGAGAAGACGTATGACCCCCGACGATATGAAGGCGGTTGTCGAGCGGGTCAGCGCGTCTATTTTTAGGATTCCGATTAAAGAAACGCGCGTTATGGCTATTGACGGACTTTGCCCTGCCGACATCCGCGCCCTCCTGCTCGACTACCAAGAGCGGGGACGGGCGTTGGAGGCAGCGCGGGCCTTTGTCTTCGACGCGACGCTTGACGACCGATACCCCGACCACGCCGCAGATGTCCTGAACCAGATCGACGCCACCCTGAAAGGAAAGGACCCTGAATGACCCGCACACAGGCCAACGCCGCCATCCTCAGGGCCGCCGAGGCATGGGCCAAAACCGACGGCGCATGGGTCGCCGTGGGTAGCCCTGCGAAGGCCGCCAACGCCACTCAGGCCCTCATCATCATGCGCCGCAAGGAGGCTCACGCAGACCTCCTGAACGCCGCCTCCGCTCTCATCCCTACCGATAAAGGAAACAACGCGAAATGATCCTCTCAGCTCTCATGGCTGCAAGCCTCGCACTGACCCCAGTGCAGCAAGAAGTTCCCCGCCCCGTTCAGAAACAGGCGGAATACATCACCACCATGCTGGTCATCTGCCGCCCAGTGATCGACCCCGTCCTCTGGGACGAGTGGCTTCCATTCGCTCTCGATATGGGCGTCACCCGAGAATACATCGACGCCTCGCGGGAGGTTGTTGCTGCTCGCGACCCATACCCCGTGACCGAAAGGGAGTGTTTGGATACCTTGCTTCTGGAAACCGAAAAGCTCCAAAAGCTGCTGGCCGCCGCCGAATGATTTGCGGGCGGTCGGTAATGACCGACTGAACTGGCCGCAGTCGGCCTAGCCTAATTCTGCGTCCGCATCGTCGAGGGTGCCAGGATCAGGCCGCAAATCGGTTGCAGAACGCGGAAATGGTCTGCCGGTGTAGGTTGCCCACCTTGCCCGCTTGGCGCTGGCCTTGCGGTTTAGCGCTTTTGCGGCTTCCATAAACAGGACGCTGGCGAAAGCATCAAGTGTCACGGCCTGACCCATATTTATGCTCCAGCAGGCTCATTTCCATCTGTTGACATTGTGTCGGACGGCTTATACATTTTTGCATGATTGAAATTTCGCTAACTCGCAACGCGGTCATGCTTATTGATGAGGCAGACAGTGCGCTTTTTTCTGACGGTCGGTGGCAAGCGTGCCCATCCCCGCCGACAAATAAATTGTATGCCCGCCAAAATCGTTTTCGTGACGGACGCTGGGTTAGCACCCTTGCGCACCGCTTGATAACCAACGCGGGTCCGGGCCAGTTTGTTGACCATGTGAACGGCGACACCTTAGACAATCGCCGGGCCAATCTTCGCCTTTGCAACCGCAATGAAAACAACCGCAACCGTCGTTTAAACCGTACAAGCACATCCGGCTTCAAGGGTGTGTGTTGGTACAAGCAAACTTCCCGATGGAAGGCGCAAATTTGTGTTAACGGCCACAAGCGAGGGTTAGGGTATTTCAGCACGCGCGAAGCCGCCGCTGCCGCTTACGATGCCGCTGCTGTAGAAGCGTTTGGTGAATACGCAATGACGAACGCCAAGCTGGGCTTACTGTAGAAAGCCGCCTATTTCCCATAACGGTGCTCTAATAGAGACATCTCCTCGAAACTCCACCCACGAACATAGCCACCCCATATCTTCGCCAGACAGACGCCAGAGCGCCACGTTCCGCCGCCCTTGTTCGCAAAGCCCTCAATGAAGCCGTTAGGCAGGGCTGTGGCGGCTGAATAGACGGTCGGGGTGCGGAACGGCCCCGACTTGTGTTCCGTTATCTGCGTGGCTCTGTGGTCGTCGCCGTGGTTCGTGTCGCACATAGCCTTGTTGGCGTGTTGGCCCTGAGCAAGAGGCTTGCCGCGACCGTTGAACGGAATGTGCGTAAAGCCCACCCCGTCAATAAACCGATACTCGCCATACATGGACGTGCGCCAGCCCCATTGGAGGAAGGCTTCCTCAACCATGTGAGCGTGAGAAATGCCGTCAGGGTGGAAATTGTCGTATTTCCAAGCGCGGTGTTCGTGGTTGCCGAGCGTGATTAGCTTGCGAGGCTTGAGCGCCCCCAAGCCCCGCTGAAACTCTTTCTGCGAAGCGTGGAAACTAGCCAACTCTTGTTCAAATGTCGGCTTGGAAAAGCCCTCAAAGGTCGCCCGGTCATTGAACGATGAAAAACAATCCATCGTCATCCAGTCGCCAACGGACACCACCCAATCAACGTTATGTTCTGCCGCAAACCGGCCAAGCCAATAAAACCGTTCCTTGTTAGGCAAGTGCGGGCTATCGTGAGCGTCACCGATAACGCAAACCACAATAGGCTTGCCGTCCGGCATCGGCTCTTTGATATGGTCTTGGGAGACCATCGCCGGAGCGCCAGGTGAGTGGTGTTGATATTGGCGAGGCCGATACAGCGTCTCATCCGGCTCTAGGCCGTAATTCACCTTAGCCGCCGCAAGCCTACCGTTAACCGTGCCGCGCGAGATGCCCCATTCATCAGCAGCGGCAGATGCTGCGCCAGCCCCCGACCCTCCCATTCCAGTGGGACGGAAGCCCTCCCTTAGCTTTGCCTCAACGCGCTCGATTGTCTCGACGGCTAGTTCACGGGAAAGAAGGGGCTGGGCCATCTCACGTCACCAAAAGCGCCAGAACGGGCGGGAAGGGGGTGTCAGCGCCTTTTGTTGAGCGTCGAAGGCTTGGACGGCTAAATCCCTCCGACCGTCGCACACGGCCAGCATAAGGCCCCTAGCGTCGTGCGTGACCTCTAGGTCAGCAATGGTCGGGCTATCCGGCAACATCGGCAGTTGGCACGGCGTCCGTGCGGCTTCCGGCAGGGTCAGGAGCGGGACAGATGGCCGGGGTGACGATGCACAGCCGGTTATCAGCAGCCCGTATGCGAGCCACACGATCAGGGTCAAGGGGCGTCTCAGCATCGTGTGCTTTCCTCGCGTCGATTTCAGCGTTACGCGAAAGTTCACGGATTACAACCTCTCGCGTGTGAAAGGTTTGTGTCGCCGTTGCGATTTCTGCGTTACCCGCCGCCTCGCGCTCAAGCACCGACACTTCGCTTTCCAGTCGGTCGATCTTGCGGGCGTCGATCCCGAACGGGTCGAATTTGAGGCCAAGAAAGCTAGGCCGAGCTAATCCCGCTAGGCCAAACACCACCACCGCAACCGCAGCAATGATAAGCCAGCCGGTCGGGGTGATGATGCGAAGATACTTCACGGGTAACGCTTCCGGTCGAGTTCGACGTGCGGGCCGTCGCGGAGGCTTTTCCAATCGCCGCCCCAGATGATTGGCACGTTCAGTTCTTTGGCCGCGCGTTTGAAAGCCAAAGCAACCTGACCATAAAGCGGCCAGTCCCACCGAACCTTGCCGCCCACCAGGACTGCAAAGTCTATCGCATGGCCCGTAATATGACGGCTGTTCATCGTCTGCGATGCGCCCGCTGCCTTAAGTTCACGTTGGCGAGCAACCGACCGCAGGCCTTCCGTAATGGTGAAATCGTGCGGGCTGTAGGTCAGGGCGAGTTCCACCACCTTGACCAAATCAGGGTGAACACCCTTGAGCCGAACGCGGGAACGGGAGCCGAGAACGAATGCCATCACGCAACTCCCTTCAGTTTTTCCCACGATTTAAGGCCAAGCACCGCAGCAGCGAAAGTCAGCCAAACCGCCAAATAACCCTCATTCATGGGCTTGCCGATAGCGTGGCCGATGAACCCGGCGTAGGCCGTGCCGCCGACTACTACCCATCCAGCCGTGGGACGCCACAGACGGTCGAACGCCTGCCAAGCCCAGTGCTTGCGAATCGGGTGGTCAGGGAGCGGAATGTCGGTCATGCTCCGTCCCTCTTTTCGATACGGTCCAGCTGCTCTTTCATGGCCCTAGTGCGTTCGTCTAGACGCGCCAGCGTTCCGTCAGCGAGAGGGCCGACGATGCGTTCAAGGCTGGCCACGCGCTGGTTAATGCCGCCGCCCCAGAAAACGAGGATTGCGGTGTTAATGCCGAGCGTGACGATAACGCCAATCATGGCCCAGTTCAGCTTACGAGCGTCAGAATGCAGGGTCATGGCTACCTTCTATCGCCGGATCACAAAAGCACGATAGGTCGCGTTGGCGGGGTCGATTGCTCCGCCCGTGGGATTGAACGCGGTCACTGTCACCGTGCCAGCCGATGACACCCGCCCAGTCAGCATCAGGCTATTATTAGCCGATGAAGACACCGCGACAACCGCGTCCTGCGTCGCCACGTCCGTGGCCGTGATGGTAAATTCAGTGCTTGCGCCCGCTGCAATGCTGCCGAGGTCCGTCGTGGTGTTGAACTCAAGAGCCGGACGCAGGGCCACGGTTCCGCCGCTAGTCGTGGTTGGCAGCGTGCCGGACTTTTGCCAATAGCGACCGCCGTTGGTTGGGTCCCACCAGAAATGCTCACCAACACCCAACTGGCTGCCGGAAAGCGTAAGCGGGACCAGAAACTGGGTGCTGGTCTGGATGAAATCCGTCGAGGCACTTTCGGTCTTGATCCGGCCAATCCACCGCTTTGAGGAGTTGGTGGTTTTGACCATGTAGCCGTGCGTGGTGTCGATGGTTTCGGCCACGGTAGAAGCAACAATCTTGGGAGTGCCGTCGTCGTCGTAGAGATAGATATTATAAAGCGTGTTTGCCGTGATGGCCGCGCCTTCATCATCTAGCGACGAGTTCAGCAAGGTAACGCCCGTGTTAGGGATGCGCCATTCCACCCACTCGCCCGTGCGTGATGCGACGCCACCAGCCACGGAGTTATCAGGCCCGCGCATCCGCAAAACGGTCTTGTTGCCGGTCGCAAAACCAGACGGAGGACCGAAAGTTACAGCCGTGGCTCCGGCATTGCGGAGGAGGCAATCGTCCTCAACCTGGTCGAACTGCCAACCGATGAACCGGCGTTGTCCGGTGTAATCAAAGTCATCCCAAAGCGTCGTGCGGACCCGGCAGCTATTGCCAGCCGCGTTCGTGCCCGCCAGCCGAAACGCGAAGCCCTCGCCAAGCCTTGCGCGGACCTTCGTATTGACCCACTGAACGCCGCGAATGGTGTAATCTTGCGCGTCAAAATCCACGCCAGCCCACGTTTTGTAGGACTGGTTGCCGTGAAACTGGCAGACCTCAGAGCGCCAGTTGGTAATGCCCGTGCAAAAGACGTGGCGGCGATAGTTGTTTTCCCACGTTACAGCATGGGTCAGAACGCCGATGCCAAGTCCCGATTGCCCCTTCACGAAGAAAGCGCAGTTCTGGTTGACGGTGAAGCCGCATTGGTCTTGATGAACCAGTTGGCCTTTCCAGCGCATCCCACCAGATTGAGGCTCGTAATAACCGACCTCCGGCACGCTCACGCCGTTCTGTTTGTAATACGTCGCCTGAACCACAGCACCACCACCCGTGGCCGTCGAGGTAGCCGCCGTCGAATGCGTGATGGTGTAGGTGTCGTCAGTCAGTTTGGTGACGCGGTATTCGCCGGAAATGGTGATGCCACCCACCGCCGTAGCGCCGGAGAACGTGACCGTGTCCGTGCTGTCTGCACCAAACGCCGTGTCCGTGACCGTGACCAGCGTTGAACCGCTCGTGACCGAGAACGGGTCCGTATTGATCGTGACCGGCGACAGCGGGTTATAGAGCGCCCCGTAAGACGTGCTATCGACTGCGACAACCAGTTGCATTCGGGTGGTAGAGCCGCCACCCGTGGCCGTGCTGGTCGCGTTACTCGCTGCCGTGATGGTGAAGGTATTGACGGTCGGGGTGGCAACCACCGCATACATTTTGTCAATCGTCAGCCCGCCAACCGCAGTGGCATCGCTAAACACTACACGATTGCCAACGCTCAGGCCGTGTGACGCTGCCGTTACCGTAACCGTTGCCAAGCCGCTAGTGGTGGCAAACGGATCAGTGCCAAGCGAGACGACAGAGCCAGACGCTTGATACAGCGAGAACGTCGTGGCGGTCGGAGACGGGCCGACATATCGATCAAGCTCATTCAAACCGGTCATCGGAGCGCGGAGCGTAACCGCCGCACCACCACCCGTGGCCGAACCCGACGCCGCAGAGCTATGCAGAATCATGAAGGTGTTAGCAGTCGGAACCGCTGCGACCTGGTATGCCCCCGCAACCGTAATTCCACCCACCGCCGTAGCGCCTGCAAAAAAGATATTATCTCCTTCAACAAACCCGTGCGCCGTGTCTGCAATCGTCACCGCCGCCGAACCGGCCACCGTCGTAATCGGGTCAGCCCCAAGCGTTACCGTCGAGTTAATGCCCCACAGCTTCACGCGGTCGCCCGGCACAAAGATATGAGCGGAACGCTCAGGCGTCACAGTCGGGATTTGCAGGGGCGAAACCGTCACCACAGCCGGATTGGCGTTGCTAATCCCCGTGATGTGAAAATATTCGTTCTTGCCGCAACCCTGAATAAAAACGTGTTTCATGTGGGTGAAGCTGCCCTCGTTGCGCGAGGCCGAGCCGGTGGCGTCAATACCCCACCCTTGGCAGCTTTCAATCCAGAGGCTTTCAAAAGCCATCATGTTCCAGCCGTCATCGGGATAATCCCCGTTGACCATGACGATGGCCGATCCCGTCATGCCGCGAATGTGGCACTGCGAAATCTTGGACTGATAGACGTTGCGGAACTTGAACACGGACGAGTTGGCCACCGAGCCGGAGCCAACAAATGCGATGTTCTCAACCAAAAGACCCTGCTGCGCCCGATAGGCGTAGGGGTCAGGATTGGTCACATCCACATCAAACGCAAAGCCATTCGGCACCATCGGGCGAATGACGGAGAGCGCCATGCCGTCACCGACCAGCCAAAGGCCGGGGGCAAACGCACCAGGAACTGCCGGAGGCTGCGGAACCTCATCAATCAGCGGCACATCGTCAACGTGAACCGTCGTCTTGATTGCGAAGGTGTAGCCGGACGGAACAATGATTGGGCGACCGTTGCCGAAGTCCACGGCTTTCTGAAACGCAGGGCCGTCATCCGTCACGCCGTCACCGACAGCGCCAAAGTCTAGGCGGATGTCCAGCGGAACATCTGCCCGCATTTTGGCTTCAAGCGTCGTCTCGACAGCGTCCACACTGTCTTGCTCAAACGACTGCACATAGGAGCGCATATCGGAGGCAAAGAATCGCTTGAGCGGGCCGGGCGCACGGTAAGCAGCCAGCACGTCCGTTCCCGCGACAGGCGTCGTGAGTGCGGTAAGCTCAGGATAAGTCTTGCGGGGCGTAAGGGCCATTATGCGAATCCAGAGACAGAGATTTCAGCGGGGTTTTGCGTGGTCCAGTAGATACGGACCGAGTTGACGGTTTTGCTGTCGTAGCCCTCAACGCTGCCGGTCGGGTTTAAACGACTGACGTGAACCGCATAGGTCGTCGCAGCGAGCGCGTTGGTAAACGTGATGTCGGCATAGGCAATGCTGCCGCCTTCGGTCACGTTAGAGATGCTGGCGACGTTAAGCGCACCGGCAATCGTGGGCGTCGAGCCGTTCACGCTGGTCGAGGTGATGACGCAGCCGAAGGCTCGCCCGTAGCCCGATTGGAACGTGCCTGCGCCGGTCAGCACTTTGTATTGGTCGCCAGCCGCAGCCGCAGGGACAAGGCCCTTGGTGCCCGCTACAGATTGCGTAGCCCCCACCACGTTGCTCAACAGCGTCGTGGTCTGCGTTCCAGTCAGGTCTTCAACAACGCCCGTGCCAGCCGTCACCCGCCCCTTGATGGTCGCGGTCGCCACCGTGGCAAGTTTGGCATTCGAGAACGATGCGTCAGGAACGGTCACCGTCGCGCTAAACGTCTGCGGAGCGGCAAACGTCCCCGTTGCGTTGACGGTCAGCGTGTCCGTGTTGGCGCTGCCGATGATGGTGTCGCCACCAATCGTGAGGTCATCACCAACGGTCAGGCTAAGTGCGACCGAAGCATTATCCCCGACGCTCAGCGCAAGCGGGATGGTCGTTCCGGTCGGCGTAATCAGGAAGCCTTGGACGCCACCGACCGCGATAGCCAACTGGTTAGCCGCTGGCGTGTAGAAGCCGGTATCCGTGTCCCCGATGATGGAGAACGCCGGAGCCGAGACAGTGCCACCGGAGAACCGGATGCCTTGCACAAACGGGATCGGAGCCGTGGCCGTGGTCTGACCATCCGACGCAATGGATTGCGTGATGGCCGTAGCCATATCGGCAAGCGTGGCGTTCCAATCATCCGAGAGAATAGGCGTCTCAGGGGTGGCCGGGTTCCAGGTGTTTGAAGGGGGCGAGTATGAGCCGCTGCCGTTTCTAGGCAATGAAGCCTCCCTTGGTGTATGCTGCGTTCATGTCCCGATACATCGTTTTTGCCGTCATTCTTGCCGTGCCGTTTACAGGCGGTTGGATGTTGGGAATCATGGCTGCACTCGCAGCGTGGTTTGTGGTGGATTCTGAACGTCGGGCTGAGCAAGCTGAGCAACGTGTTCAACGGCTTGAGCGTAGTATTGCTGAAGTTCCGGGTTCTGTTGCGCCAGTCGCGCCATTTCGGCCAAAGCTGGTCTGGCCTGTTCAGGGTCAGTAGCGCGGTAAATCCAATTGATCAGCCCCTGACCAATCTTGGTGTAAGGGGCGACGCCCGCGATAACTGGGATTGCGATTTCCGGCTTTAAATAGTAACCGCCCGCCAAAAGGGCGGCGAGTCCAGCGCGGCCCGCTGTGCCACTATCAGGGACTGTGGACGGCAAAACCTCGCCCATATTGGTAGCCAAGTCGCGCATCAAGCCGGTTCCAGCGCCACGCTGTGAACGGCTTCCAATGTTGCGGCGAACGGCGTTGGCGAGTTGTGCGGGCGTAAAAACGCCGCCGCGTTGCATAGCGCCAGCGGTTCCCGTCGCATCCTCAATGCGGACAAGGTTTGCATATCCGGTATTGATTTGCTGAAGGCGCGGAGCCTCAGCGGGATATTGACGCGCCAGCGCATCGCGGAATTCGCTGCGAATGTCGCCAAGCGCCAAGCCAAGCGCTCGCTGGTCGCTATCGACCGAACGGGCAAGTTCGCGCTGTTGCTGGCCAAGAACCGTCTCAATACGCTTAAATTCTTCGCCAGAAATACGCCGCGTTTCGGGATCGACGTTACGCATCACGCGGGACGACAAGATTTCCGCCAACTGGCGAGCGCGGGCTTCGCCCATTGACGCAGGCGCATCTGCAAGAATTTCCGCAATGCCGGTATCAAGTGGCTCGTCGATGGTTGGAGATACACGCGAAAGAACATCCGCGTATGCTTTTCCAAGTCGGTCTTGAACGAATTCAACAGCCTCATAACCAGGAGCAATTTTTGGCGGAATAGTTTCACCAATGGGAGTAAGCCCGCGTTGCGCCCCTGCGATATTGGCAGTTTCAAGCCCTCGCGTTCTGGCGCCCTGAATAGCGTCACCAACGAGCGGCATTCCCGCCAGTCGGTCTTCCATGCCGCGAAGAAACCCACCGATCAAGGGCGTCTCTTGCAGCATTTGGCCCGGCGTAAGCTGAACCCCTTCGCGCGAAAGCTGACGGGCAGCCGTCGTGTCTGCGCCGACAACGCCACGAGCGAAACGGTCCACAACTCGCTGACCCGCAGCGCCGGTAAGTGCGCCAACGCCAGCGCCGATTGCGCCGCTTTCTAAGCGATCCGCAAGGCCGCCTTCAGCCGTTCCGAAGCCCGTTGCGCCACCAATGCCAGCGCCAACGCCAGCAGCGCGACCCGCACGAATGCCGCCCGTTGTCCCTTGCGTTACATAATTTCCAGCCGCGCTCATACCAGGAGCAAACGCGCCGCCCGCCATTTGCAAGGCAAAGTTTTGAAGCGGTCGCTCTTGTGCAAATTCGTTAGCACGGCCCCGCGCTAGGTCTTCGTATGCGCTGCCGTATTGGCTTGCCGTAAACGGGATTTCTTGGCCCAAAATACGTCGATTGAGGTTTTCGCCGCGCGTTTGCGCCTCAACCAATGCTCTTTCAAGTTCGTCCGAAAGCCCAAAACTCATACCAGATGATACCGCACGAACGCGATCAGACAGTCCAGTGTCTTCGCCTTGCGACAGACTTGCTTCCGCTGCCTGCCTTGCTGCAAGCTCAGACAGTTTGGGCAGCACGGGCGCTGGCGCTCCCGGCGCTTGCTGGCGACCAACCGTCCGAACCCACCGATTTGTGACGGGGTCGATTTCATAGCCCTGAGCGCGTAGGCTTTCAGGCGTGTCTTGCGGGCTAAGTTCTTCTTCGCGGGCCACGCCGTATCCGACCACTGGGCCGGAACGCGCAACGTAGTTTTCCTGCATCAGCCGGTCGGCTTCCTCAGGCGTGTAGCCTTGATAGATCAGCGCATCGCGTTCTTCAGCGTCCGTAATGCCAAGTTCGTTAAGAACAGGCGCTGGCGTAGCCGGAGACACGGCTTGCGGACGAGGTTGTGCTGGCCGTTGCGGCTGGGCGGCAGCGGGCTGGGGCGATACCGGCTGAAATCCCGCATACGAGCTAGCAGGCGAAGCGGCAGGCGCTCCCGGCGCAACGCGCTCAAATCCGGCGTAGGGGTTATCTTGCCTCATGGGACGCGATACCTTTGGCCGTCTTCACCGGTAAATTCGGTGCCGCGCGGAAGCCGTCGCGCCTGCGCCGCTGAAATAGGCCGTCCCGCCGCAGCCAAATAACCCGTCTGCCGCGAAAGTTCATAATTAACGATGCGCGTAAGCGCCTGCGGAGTAATGTTTGTGTCACCACCCGCAATGCGTTCTGCCAATTCGCGGTCACTCGTAGAAATTTGAGTGCTGCCGACCATTTCACGAACAATTGCACCAACGTCGCGCCCGATAAGATTTTGATAAATCTCAGTCGCCGCCACCGCGTCTCTAGCATCTTCATTGCCAAGAGCCGCAGCAGCGCGGGCCGCCGTAACCCTTGCGTCCGACCCAAACCCGGTGATGGCCTTCGGGATAAGGGCAAGGGCTTCTTCATATCGCTGGATGCGTTCAGGAGCTTGACGAACGCGATCAGCCGACACGTTGCCGGTTTGAACATCGCGCTCCGCTTCTCCCTCTGCACGAATTGCTTCCGCTGGCGTTTGGCCAGCAAAAGCACCGCCCACAGCTTGCGATTTAGAAATGACGATGTTTTGCCCGTTTGGACCCGGAACGGTGATGAACTCAAACGGCGCTTCACCCGCAGCCCGAGCGCCCGAAATTTCACCAGCAAAAGCCGCTTCCGATTGGTTGCGAGCGTTGGCCGTTGCGCTTTCACGCGCACTAAGCGCCTGAATCGCACCGTCTATGTTGCGGACGCCGACAACGTTTCCTCGTTGGTCATAAAGCGGCTCCTCACCTGGTTGAAGGTCAGGGAGATACCGCCCAACAATGTCCGGGTCGTTCAAATCTTGCATAAACCCGTTTACGTTTTGAACGTTCCGGAACCGCTTATTTAGCGCCGTTGGATCGCTTGCGTTATACGGCGTTCCGTCAGGTCCAAGGCGAATGTCGGGACGCACGTTGCGGCTCTGAACAGCGGCCACCAACTCCGCCAATCCCGCCTCATCACCAGACGCAATCAAAGATTCTGCAAGCCGCCGCTCGTTGTCTGCAAGACCGAAGATGCCTTGTTGTTGTGGGGCAACTTGTGGCGCAGGCATGGGAGCCTGCGGCATCGGCGGAACGTCAGCCATTGGCATCGGTTCGCCAACCGGAGGTAACGCCGAACCAGAAACCGACGCAGCGGGAGCAATCGACGCCTGAACCGGCTCTTGCGTGTTAGTCACCGGAGGCGGAACCAACGCATCAGCCATTGGATTTGGCGCGTTATCGCCACCGCCAAGACCAAGAATCGCCGCTTGGCTTTGAATGCGAGCTTGACGTTGCGCCGCCGCTTCTTCCGTCGCCGCTTTTTCAGCCCGATTGGCACCCCACTGCGTGATGCCTTGCGCCAGCAACCGAGCGCCAAGCTCGCCGTAACCGCCTTTGATTTCGGTCGGCTGGCGTTGCTGTTCCAGCATCTTTGCCAGCAAGGCGCTACGCCGCATCGCGGGCGTTTCGATCATCTGCGGGGCTGGCATGGGAGCGCGGGCAGCGGGCATCAGAGTTTCCCGTAATCAACCATGAGGAAGCCCGTCCAGTGACGGACCACCGCATCAATGCCAGCCTTAAGCACGTCTTGAGCCATGACGCCGATATGGCGCTTGCGGCCCCATACATAGCGATACTCATAGACCGGCAGGCCGTTAGCCATCGTGCCAACGCGTTTGATGTCACGCTTAAGGCGACGGTCAGACGGTGTTTGCCGTGCTGCTGAAATTTGACCGCCCGCGCCAATTGCCGCGCCGCCAAGTTGGAACAGCCCGCTCATAAGAGCGTTGTTTTGAGCCATTTTGGCTTGATAGTTGCTGTTCAGTTGCTGCTGCGACAGCGCGTTAGCGCCGAGAACGTCCGTCTGCGCCACGCCGGTCGGGCTGTATTGGATGCCCGTAGGCATACCGACTTGACCCGTGCCTAGCAGGGCTTGAAGCTGCTGAAGCGGCTGGTTCTGGATATAGGCCCGCTCTTGCAGGCCTTGCGTCCGCGCCTGATTACCGAATGTCCCACCGGCAATAGCGTTCTGAATAGCGCGAGATTGTTCCGCGCCACCGGCTTGGATGGCTTGGTTTGCAGCCTCTCCGTATGCGTCATTTCGATCTCTAGCAAAATCAGATCGAAGGTTTCGCGTTGCCTCGCTATTCGCTCCAAGGCCCTGCGCGGCAAGACGTGCGTCTTGCGACCTCTCAAGCCGCTGAAACTGCGGATCAAGGCGACGGGTCTGGCTCGCATAAACCGAATCCTCAAACCGTTGACGGTCAAAGTCAGGCGAGTTGAAGCCCTGCAACTCCGGCAGGCCTTCGGTGTTCAGGCCTTGGCCAAGCGCCTCATTCACGCGGCCAATCTGCTGACCAGCGGTGTCGAGAGCGCTGCCGTAAACGCCGGTCGAGCGTTCGTAATTCTGCTGTTCAAGCGGGCTAAGTGCCGTCTCTTGACGGTAGCCACCAGGTGCGGACGCGTCAGCGATATAACGCACGGTTCCTTGCGGACCGGACGTATTCACCATGTTTAACCGCTGCTGTTCGCGAGCGGTCGCGGTGTTAGCCGTTGATTGCGCGTTCGCCAGTTGAACCGGATCGGGAGCGGCAGGGGGCCGGGGCTTGGACACTCACGCGCTCCTTGTTGAAGCGGTGGTCACGCCACTCGCTTTCGAGGAGACCGGAAATGATGCAATCGTCATCACCATAACCACGCCGGATAGTCCCCTCATGTTTGAAACCAAACTTTGAGAGAAACTGGCGAGCGGGACGCAAGCGTTTTGGCGTCAGGCTGGTGATTCTCGCCGCTCCAAGCTGATAGAACGGATAACGCAAGATACCCGTGACAAGGCGAGGCGTCAACCAATCCGCGCGGGTAGAGGCAAAACTGACCTCAATGTTACGGTATTGGGGCTGATATGCGTTGAACACCACGCCGCCGATAAGATTATCATGCTTATCGACCACCCCGATGGCCTCGCATGGTCCCCAGTCCAGTCCATGCCCAATCTGGTCCGCTACCCATTGAGCGACTAGCGGAGAGAACGGACCGGAAACAAGACGCATTGCATTTCCTCCAAAGCCGCGCTTATATGCGTGGCCTTTCCTGTCGGGAAATGCAGCCTTCCAGCCTCCCCGGCCGCGCCAACGGCTTGGGCATCTTATCTAGCAGCTATCTAAAATGCTGCACCTAGGGACGCCTAGTAGCTGGAAAACCGAGCCGCCCTCAGTTGCGCTGGGGGCGGCTTATTTTTACAACTGCCCGCCCGTCTGGTTCTGATACTTCACATTGAACGCGATAATCTCGCACGGCGCATTGGTGTTGCGCGTGTAGGACATCGCCACGATGCCGTCGCCGTAGGAAACCACGTCATCTTCATCGACGCCAAGGTCGGTGTAGATCAGCGGCGCAGGCAGAACCCGCAAGCGAACCGCTCCGCAATAACCAATGCCGGTAACGCTGGTCCAGCTATCGCGCGTCTCGGTGCTAGGCGACCACAAGGCTACATCCCACAGTCCCGTGTCCCACTTACCGCCGGTCGTGGTGATGGTCGTAGGAACGGCAGTCGGAGCGCGTTCTTTGAAGTCCGTCACAATCTCAACAGCCGGTGCAAGGTCTCCCGCAATCCGCAGAACGGGTTGCAGCATCTCAAACTTTTTCAGGCTGCCGCGTGAGCCGAAATAGTTGAATGCCGTCTTGATGTCGCCGACGATGCCGCCCTCATTATCGGCATAGCCCACGTCCCATAGATAAACGCCGTCCGAGCCGCCAAACAGCATCTGGTCATTGGCGACGGACCAACAGAACGCATTGATGCCCGTGAACCGGCACCAGGCCCCCGTCTGGACGTTCTGGACGTATTGTTCCGACCGCGTGAGGCTCGCCGTGGGGACGTTGAAGATTGCCAGCGTTCCCTTGGTATAAAGAGCGCCTTCCCATCCAAAATTGCCGCGATAGCGTTGGGTCGCCTGCTGAAAAGCGTTCTGGATTTTCTGTGTCAGCGCGACAAGGTTCTCTTGTGCGCGGTCCAGTTTCAGCGCCTGCGAGAGCGGCACCACCCCATCCGTAGTCAGCAGAACAAGGTCCGAGCCGTATTTGATGAGCGACCGGCGCGACAGAGGCAGGCCGAGGTCATACACCCCGACAAGCGCCCAATTGTTAGCGTCCGAAGGATCAAGACCCTGATAGACAGCAACCTGACCCTGCGTCGTCACCCATACCGCTAGATCATCCGCACCTGACCCGCCATCAAGCGTCCAAGTGGCTTGGCAAAGGATTGAACCGCCCTTGTCGAAGATAGGCCCAAGGTCAAGCAGATTGGCGTCACCTTGAATGGCGAACGGCTCAAGGAACCAGACGCGGAGGCTGTCCTCTTGCACAAAGAACAGACGCCCCTTGTGGTCCATTACGTCAACCAACGTGCGAGGGTCAAGCGTGATGACGCCAGCCGTCCCCGTGATGGTCGTAGAGGCAAACGACGTGCCGTTGTAATAGATCGGCTCCACTGCACCGTTAGCAGCGACTAGGAACGTCCCCGCGTCGTTGGAGAAGTTCAGCCATTGCCAGCGAGCGTTGCCCGCGTTGGTGAACACCTCGACCGGCGCATCGCCTTGGTTGCTAATGTCAAAGATGCTGCCGCCACAAGCCGCAAAAATGTCGTCTGCCAAGGCCAGCGTCTGACCGCGCCAGACAAGGATTGATTCAGTCGGGAGAACCAGCCCCTCTTGCCACGGCACATAGCCTTTACGCAGTTCCACATAGCCAGCGCGGGGTATGAAGTTGTCCAGAATGACCGCGTTTTCAGGCGGCATATTGGCCAGCGGGGATTGAGCATCCCACCCACCAACAGGAGCCGGAACCGCACGGCCAATCGACACCCGTTGTTGAGACACCGACCGTAGAGGCTGGCGACCGTATTGCTGCGCTGCTTGCCTCATAACGCGACCCACGCCCCTGAACGATTCTGATAGCCTTGTGCGCCGATATAGAACAACCGGCCATCGGGGCTGTCCGCAACATCCGGCAACGTCGAACCATAGCCCGGCGCATAGGCCGACAGCAGCGCGTTAATCTTCTTGCGCTGCGTCTCTTGGTTCTTTGTGTCGGAAATGGACAGAAACAGAATCATCCGGGGAATCCACCTTCTTGGATGTTCGTTGACCAGCCGTAATAGTTGCCGCCCGTGCTGTCGATAATCGTGTTCCCGCCGTCACGGGCCATGCGTTGATTGCGTTCGCCCTGATAGGTGCGGAAGTCCTCCGCGTAATCCAGCCCCTTGGACTTCAGGAAGCGCCAGCGGAGGCCAAGCGGGAACAGCTTGTCATCCAGATACGTCAGGTCTGTGTCAGCGAGAAATGACGATTGTGCCGAACCGGCAGCCGATTTAGCCCAGTTTGTCGTAATGTATTCATAGGCAATCTCTTGCCCTGCGCCCGGCGTCGGGGTCACAAGAAACTGCCCGTCCCGCTCAATGAACGCCAGAAACACGCGATTGAGTTGGGGCTGCGCTTGGATAGCCTGCCATTCTTGCGGGGTGATCGGCCCGTAAATATAGCGCATCGTCGTTCTGTTAAAGAACGAGTTGGCAATGAAGTGGTCCAGATCAGACGGGATTGCGCTTGATTGAACCGCGCTGGCCACCGTATTGAACAGGTGCTGCCGACGCATCACTTGCCAATCGTATGTCCCCGACAGTTCGTCGCCTTCTTCATTGGCCAGAGCGTAAAGCTGCTGCACCTGAGCGTCAGTCGAGTTCACGACTTCCGTAGGGACGGGAATGGACAGCAGACGACACGCCCGCTGGACAATCTGAAGAAGGTTCATCGCCATTAGTTAGGCCTTCGCAGGACGCCCGCGCTTTTTGGCGACGGGGATGGATTCATAATCCGCCGGAACGTGCGTATGCTCGTCGCTGACGGGTCGGATTGAACCGCCGGGACCATCCACCCCGTCGTGATCGAACGCCTCCACAGGGGCGTGATTAAACGCCTCCTTGAGATACATATCATATTCCGCGCCATGTGCCTTCTTGTCGGCCTCAGTTGCCACACGCGGGCCAATCACCGACGACGAATCCGCCTGATAGCGGAACATCAGGAACTTGCCGTCCTTAAAGAACGTCGCACCAGGCTTATACATCACGTCACGTTCCAGACCGCTCATACCGCTTCCTTCTCTGCTTTGGCTTCCAGTGCCGCCGTTAGCTTTTCTTCAAGTTCCCGAATCCGCTGCGTCATCTCCGCAAGCGGCTTTTCGGTTTCAGTCTGCTCAATGAACCGTTGAGCCTTGGCGCGGAGGGCTTGACCACCCATCGGGACGCACTTGGCCAGTTGGCTGTCAGACAGGCCCGCAAGAGCCTCCACCGTGCGGATATGGACGCTGTTCAGTTCAATGACCTGACTACGGCCCACGCCTGCCCATTCTTCCAGCGGCGTTCCGCTCTCAGGGGCTTCCATGTTGGCCTTGAACGCGGCGTATTTGGTAGGCCAGCGGTCGCGGTGTTCGTCCTTCACGGCCACGTCAACGATGTTTTTGTTATCGCCCGGCACGATCAGTTCCACATACTCAACGTCATTCCAGACTTCTCGGCCTTCCTTCTCCGACAGGAAGTTATTGCGAACAGGCTTGATATGGAAACGCGGAATAATCCGGTCCCGTCCGTCAGGCGCTACATATTCCATCTATGTCCTCCGATACACAGTGTCATTGCCAATCCGCATCACGCGAGAATAACCGGGCAGATCGGCTTTCGGGCCTAGTCCCTTTTCTTCAAGGACTATGATAGGCGAAAACTTCTCGATTGTCGCTAGTGCGCCCTTAATGGCGTCCGCCTCCGCGCCTTCGATGTCCAGCCAGATCAAATCGCACTGGTCGAGGCCGAGGCTGTCAATGGTCCGCACAGGGATAGCGTCACCCGGCAGCGTCTTGTGCGAGCCGCAGTTGTCGGTGTCGATACGGAGGATGCCGCACATTCCAGGTTCTGCACCTAGCGCACCCCATCGCACTTCGATTGCCTCATCCCTGACGTTCTCAATCAGGCAGTCGAGGTTGTCCCGATCCGGCTCAAACGTGATGACCCGATCAAACACCTTGGACAGCGCCAGCGGATACACCCCGACATTGCCGCCAGCTTGGACGCAAACACGCTTTTCAGCCACCAACGGCAAGACCACAGGCATAGCAGCGGCGCACTCACTAACAACCGCAGCACGGCACCGAACGTCAAAATCAGGCCACCAAAGGCCGTCAATCTGTTTCACTTTGCAAAGCCCTTTTCGTCATACAGGTGCCGTTGAGCGTCGACCGGATGGTAGAAATCCGGCTCATCCAGCAGCAGCAACGCACGATCAGCGTCCGTCAACCGCTCAGGATACCATTTAAGCTTTGCCCAAGCCTTGCGCCGTTCGTTGTCGTTTCGGGCATCGTATTGGCTGTTCATCGGCGGTAGTTCACGAACAGGCCGACCACCAGCAGCCACAGCAGCCAAACGGCGAGAAGGCCAATAACGAGCATCATGCGAGCAACTTTCCCATGTCAGGAATAAGGCCGTTACCGTGGGCAATCACCTTAACGCCACGGTCCCGCAAATACAAAAACGACTGCTGAAACTCCATCGCCTGACGGATCATCCACCGAGCGCAAGTGTATGTCTTGTCGCCTAACACAACGTCCATTGTGGCTTCACCGTCGTTCAGGCTCTGCGAATAGGCGTGGTGCGAGCCTTCGGCATACGAACTGTCAAAGCCGTATAGGTGAATTTTCTTGTATCCCGACAGCCACGCGAGATTGATGGCGCGGAGGCCGACCGTTCCGCCACCGGGCACTAGAACGCACGGCTTCTGGTCTGGGCCTTCGTCAAACCACGGCTTGATAATGTCCATGAGTTCTTCACCCGAACCCATAGCGTTATGCCACAGCACAACATCATGCCTCGAAAGCGCATCAAATACGCACGGATGAACCTGAGAGGCGAGGAAGTAGCGCACGGACATTGGCGCATCCTCGACCATGTGTAGATTTTCTTCCCGCGCATCCAGCATGACGTGAGCGTCCGGCGTGACAGCCCGCTCCGTTAGATACCGCAGCGCATTGTTGACGCTGATAATCTTAGCGCCGCGCCTGCGATGGTCCTTGATGGCCTGCACACTGTCCGAAAGCGAGGGACCGCCTCCGACGATGACGCAAGCCTTGTCCTGATCCCCGAAGCCGGAGAACCACGGCAAGTCTCGCTGCACGTTGGCCCGCACGTTGGCATAGGCGAAGTCATGCGAGACGTTCATGCCCTTTAGTTCTGGCATGGCCGTATAGCCGCCAACGCGCCAGACACCAGGCACCCACCCGTCCGTCACCTCATGCGGCTTGGGCTGGCCGTGGAAGATAACCGCTTTAGCCGTCTCAGGAGGCCATGCGACCGCGTCACGGTAGGACACGAACATATCAGCGGGGAAAGTCGGCCACTTGCCCAAAGACGTGATCCACTCTTGATCGCCGCCGTTGATTTGTCCTTTAGGAAGAAATGGGGCCAAAACAGTAGATCGGGTGTTTATGTCTCGATGAGGCTTAAAACAGGTCCAAACGTTTCGATATTGACCATACGTCCAACGCATGACGCTGCTGTTATAGCAAGGCCAATGCCAGTCCTGAATGATGCCGTGCGGCAAGCCCTCAAGCCTGCCGGTCACGCATACATCAAGGTCCATGTAGAGGATTTCATCGCCAGTTGACCACGGCATATCTGGCGCAAACAAAAACACCTTTTGCCACCAACCCGGCAAATCGGGATTGTGCGCGATAGCCGTGATGCCTTCCGGCAGTTCGTCCGGCTTGTCAGTCAGGCACCAATGGCGCTGTTCTTCGTCCAGATGGCGGGCGATGCCGTCGTGAAGGCGGGTGACGTATTCAATCGGGTATTTGTCCCCGACGCGGACGCTGACAACGTTAATCATGGCTTGATAATCTCGCAAAACCACAGCGGCTCACGAACATCTCCAGTATCAAGACGCCACCCTTGTTGGTGTTTGCCGTCCATCCAGCGCCCGCACGAAACCCACTTGTCATCGCAAAGCAGCAAGCGGCGGTCTTTTGGCGCGTCTTTGATCGGTTTCCATTGCATCGCTACCTCCATAGCAAAAACCGCCCCCGGACGAACCGAGGGCGGCTTAGGCTAACACCTAACCCCAGTGGAGGCTAGGGCAGGCGGAAGGCTTAGAGAGCGGTGCGCTTGGCCCAGAAATACTGGCCCGAAGCAACGCCACCCGTCGTGTTGACGGTCCAGCCAGCCGAACCAGCATCCGACGACGCAGAGCCGCTGGTGCCAATCAGGATGGTCTGGGTCGAGGACAGAGCCTCCGAAGCCCGCACATAGAGATGCGAGCGACCGTCGTTAGCGTTGATGCGCGTGTTGAGCGCAAAGGCGGGGGTCGAGGCCTTGTCGTCGAGGTCGATCCCCACAGTCGGAATGGTCGAGAAGACCGTAGCAGCAGTCGATGCCATGTTAGTGGCTCCTTTCTAGGGGGATCAGGTTTGGAACAGGACGCCTTGGAGGAAGGCGTTGGACAGGGTCAGGTTGCCAGCCCAAACGATAGGCTTGACCATAGCGTCCTGGTTGATCGAACGGACTTCTTCCAGCGGGACCATGTTGCGGTCCTTGTGAGGACGCCAGTGGATGTAGCCGGTGTTCAGCATATACAGGTGATTGTCGGGGCAAGCACCGCCGAAGCCACCATCGAACACCACGTCCGTTCCCTTATACTTCAGCGAGACATAGCCCGCGTCAGCTTCATTGGGGTTGGTGACGCGCTGGATGTCCTGAAGCGACGACTCATAGAAGCCAAAGTAATTGTCGTCACACAGGATCAGGTCCGGCTTGTCAGTGCCACGCGAGCATTGACGATAGAGCGTGTTCATGAAGCGGGTGATGTTGGCAGCCGAGGCAGCCGAACCACCGTCCGAGGTCGCGCTGAACTTCTGGTTACGCCAGAAATTCCACGTTGCACGGTTGATGCCGCCGACAGTGCCGGTGGTGGGGTCGTCAGCCACGAGAAGCTGAAGGCCACCAATCTGCTTGCCGCCCGAAGCCGTGCCGTTCGAGTAGAGGTCTTCGGCCACACCGTTTTGCATGGTCTTTTCCGCGTTCTTGATACGCGAGGCCAGCAGGTCGATGATGGCATCAACGCCGGAGTTTTGCAGTTGCTCCAGGCCGCTCATGGTCACGTTGACGGCGATTTGCTTCCAGTCAAACTCAGCCGAGGTGAACACGTCGCTAGGCGAGATGTTCAGGACTTCGTAGCCGGAATAACGCTGATAAGTGACGTTCTCAGCGTATTCGAGTTCTTGCAGGATGGTGCGGCCACCCGACACCGGCTTGATGGTGCCACGGCGGTTCATACGCGACAGAATCGCGTTGTTCTGCGTGACGTTGTCGGCCAGCTTGCCCGTGCGGTTACGCAGGGTAGTGGTTGCGATTTCCGAAACATTCGGGGAAGTCATTTAAGTTCTCCTAAGCCGCCCCGGTGACTTCTTCAAAAGCCGCCCGGATGTCGTCTTCAATTGAGCCGTTGGACTTGGGAATCCGGGATTGACCCGGCGACCCGGTGACACTGACAGCCGCCCGCCGCGCCTGCGCCGCCTTGTCTTGCATCGGAGCCGCCGGGGCCTGCGCGGTTTGCAGGAACGGGCGAATGTCCGGCCTCATCCAGCAGGCCATTTCGTAGGCTTCCTTAAGGTCCGAGGCTTTCCCGTTGTGCAAGAGGACCGCCATATCATCGCGGACGTTCTCGAAATACAGGTTGGCCGGATCGTTCTGGAAAGCGTCGATTTGGCTGACGATAGGCGCGGTCTGCGCCGTCTGGACTTGGCTTTGCAGGACTTGGAGTTGCTGCTTAAGGGCCGCAATCTCTGGGTGGCTGTCTCGCGCGGGCTGGGCCTGATAGGGCTGTCCCTGCGGCTGGGCCGTGTTCAAATTCACGCCATACGAACGGGCCAGAAACTCAAGCCCCTGCATCGGATTCTTTTCAAGCAAGTCTTGCGCTGCAAGCAGCGTCTTGACCGCGTGAACCTCATCCATCCCTTGCGCGGCCCATTGAGCGCGGCGAGGGGCAAGCACTTGTTCCAGCGGTTCATACCGCTTTACTTCCTCAGACTTGCGCCGCAGTCCGTGGTCGATCTCCTGTTCCCGCTTTGCAACAGCCTGTTGCACTTCCGGGGGCAGTTTATCAAACGTGGCCTTAGCCGCAGGCGACCATGAAGCCGGGGCGCGGATGGCGAGCTTGACAGCAGGGTCCGCGACTGCCTCTGAGGGCTGGTCGGGAGTATCTTGCACCATTTCGGGCGCTTTGGCAATAAACTTGCCGTCTGGCCCGCGAACGCGTCCGTCCGATGCCTTTTCGCCGTCATCATGGGGCGTTTCAGCCTCGATAACCGCTTCCGGCGCAACCGCCACTTCGTCAACGGGCGCAGGCTCAGGGGCGTTGCCGCTCACCTCTGCCATTGCCGCCCGGATGTCGTCTTCCATATCGCTCATAGTCTGGCCTCCACCTGATCCATAGCCGTCTTGATGTCCTGCTTAAGTTCGCGGTCAGACAGCACAGGCCGCGCGCTTGGTTTAATCTTCTCCGCACCGACAATCTCGCAACCGGCGTCACGAACACCGCGCTCATAGGCAGAGCGGCTGTCATACATCAGGCCGTTAGCATGGTTCATGATCGGGTCCATGCCGTCAGCACGAACGTAGGGCATCGGCAAATCAGACCGGGCCTTGCGGAACTGCTCTAGGCAAGTGCGCGGCCATGCGGCTACGTCGTGAATGTCACCGCAGGCTTGGCATTTCCGGTAGGTCGCACGGCTCATTCAATCACCGCGTATTGGCGTTCAGGAGCATCCCAAACGCATCAACGTCCAACGAACGCGCGTTGGCAGAGGTCGGGATGATGTGGAAACCTGGCAGGAGCGCGGTCGTGTTGATCGGCATATTGCCCGTCACTTCAATCTCAGTCCCGCCATTGACGGAGAAGCCCAACACAATCTCACTCACGCGGCGCAGTTTGAGATTGACCCAAGCGTCAGCCGCAGCGGCCACGCCCGTATCAGTCCGTGTCTCGACGCTGGATACGCGTCCAACGCCAAACCAGTTCGTATCCGCAGACAGTTTCTCAAAATACGCGCCGTTGGCCGCAGTCGCAGACGTGAAATCGCTAGACAGCCCAATGCGGATGTCCATGCTTGCAATCGTCGTCGGCACACGAACAATCCAACTGATTTCATCTAGCTGCTCGAAATTCATATTGGGGGTTGCACCGCCACCACCGGGATAGGACGATGCAACGGTCGCCGATACAGCCGTTGATGTCCGACGACAGATGCCGGGGTGATTGGTCACGGCATTAATGAGGTTCCACGTTCCGCTAGTGAAACCCCACCCAAGCTCACCAATCTCGCCCGATTCCGTCGAGGCGAACAGGAACTCATCGAAGAACGCCGGAGCGATTGACAGGTCAGCGATGCCACCATCGCCAGCAATGTAGCGAGCCGCAGCCCGTCGCACGACTTCGTTGAACGGAAGCCCAGACACGTCACCACCGATATACATTGCAGCCGCCTGATAAAGGATTTCGTTAAGGGTTTGGTCAGTCATTACGCAAATCCTTGGGGAGTTGGGTCACGGGATAGGGCCGCAGCCTTCACCTGAAGTTCTTGGCCTTTGAGGTTAAGTTCAGCCATGCCAAGCTGGCCTTCCATTTGCGTCCGCTGCTGCTCGATCTGAGCCTGCATTTGGGCCGTCTGTGACTTGAGTTGCTCGACTTGCATTGCGCTCTCATCGGGCGGCGGCGGTCCTGGTGGCTGGACAGGCGGTGCGGCCTCGGCCTGCTCAAACACCTTGTCTATAACGTCTTCCATCGACCGGCTGACATTGAACGTGCGAGCGCCTTGCTTGAGGATTTCCGCAAACAGCGGGGCCGTGTATGGCGCAGTCGGCACAATGCCAGCCGCAGCCGTCATCAAGCCAACCACAGCGCCCGTGAACTCGGTAAAGGCCATCTTGGCCGCGTTCTCATCCGGCTCGACCGTCGAATCAGTCTCAACGTCAATGCGGAACGAACGCAGCGCATCGTTGCGGAGAAGCGCCTGCACCTCATCCCACGTCGGCTGGGCCATCAGTTCCAACATGGCCGGATCGGGAGCCATGCCGGGTGGAATGGGCATCCCCGCTTGCTCAGCCTGCTGGATCAGCGGCATGATTTGTTCAATCTGCTGCTTTTCAGCCGCCGTAAGCAACTTCACGTTCGTCATAGCCTTCAGCGTGTCAATGCTGAAATGCTCCGCGATAATCTCAGCCTTGAGCCGGATGGCGTCACGGCAGAACCGCTGCAAATCGCGTTGCCGGTCACGAACACGCAGAGAACCCCACTGGCCTTTCAGCCGTTGAGCCGTTGCCGTCTCGTTGGGATTGCTCTCACCCCGAATGATGTCTGACAGGCCGGTAATCTGGTAAATGTCGTTCAGGACTTGCGAGCGGGCCTCGTAACAGCCCTTCAGCACCTGAATGACCATATCAACCGGAACCCACTCGATAAGGCCGCGAACGCCGCCCTTCTCTTTCCACAGGTCAAACGTGTCGATAGGGATTAGCTTGTTCTCGTTACCCGGCGAGAACACCAGTTGCAGTTCGCGGTTCGCCTCACCGGCATACACACCGACCATCCGCAGCGCGTCTTGCAGCTTGCCAATGCGGGCCGTCAGTTCGTCCAGTTCGTCGGCTTGGTCCTGATACTGGACGTAATCCGCAACCGGGATCGTGCTGTCATTGGCCGTCGTGGCATTAAGCGGAGGTGGGCACGGGAAGAAGTTGGTAAGCCCTAGCGGGTCTTCACGCTTGTCCAGCACACCGCCCGTGTAGCCCTTGCAGACCCAGTAGGCCATCTTCGTGGGCTTGTCCCAAATCTCATAGACCTCGCCCGTTTGGCTGGACTGCTTCTGGGCATCCGATGCCGTGTCCGTGCCGGTCGAGGTCGTCGTGATCGGGACGTTCTTGGCCATCTCAGCGCCAAAGCGTTCCGTCAGTTCAGCCCTTGTCATGTAGACGCGCCGCCCGACCCACCGGACTTCCGCCCATTCACGCGCCGGGTTAGTCAGCCAATCTTTCCATGAAACGTGGTCGCACTGGACTTCCTCGTAAACGACTTCCTCTGTCGCTTCCGGTGTCTCGACCTCGCCAACCTCGTTCTGGTCGTCGTCTTGAACGCCTTCGCCCAGTTCGTAATCCTGTTCCGCGTTCACCTCGCGCATATGCGGGATGTAGCGCACCCACACCTGGCCACGGCCCGGCAGCAGATAATCCAGAACGCATAGCTTCACGCGTCCGTCAAAATCATACTGGTCGAGGCTAAACCCTAGCGCCCGCTCCAGCACGTCAGACGCAATCTTGCCGACTGGGTCTTCGTCACGATAACGGCGATCCACCATCGGCTTAGGCTGCTTGGCATAGATGGCAGGCTGAAGGGTCGAGACGTTAGACCACAGGATAGCAAAGCGGCGACGTTCATAGCCTACAGACGGACGGCCACCACCACGAGCGCGGTTCTCGTTCTTGAACCGCCTGACGATGATGTCGCCAGCCTTCCACCACGGCTGCAACTCGCGCTCAGACAGATTGATTTCCTCAATCCATTTGGTAACGAGGTCGATGCCGTCTTGATTTTCAGGTTCGTCGGGAAGCATAGCCCCTCGCAAGCGTTCAGGGGAACATATCGTGCGCGGGTCCGCTTGTCGATAGAACGATCATGCGCGTTCGTAACCCGTATGCACCGGCTGGTTAGCTAACAGGTCATCCCAAGTCATATCACGGATGCCCTTGATCGGCGCAGCAACCGCTTTGGCTTCCGGCTTAATCTCACGATAGGCCATCGCTAGGTATCGAAACGCGTCCGCAGCGTGGCTAGTCCAATCGTGCTTTGGCCCATCACGGAACACACGGGCCTTGTCGTCATAGTCCGCACGATACTGGCGCAGGCACTCAAGCCCGGCCTTGCACTTGTCACGGTCAAACCAGATGCGCGGGAACAACACCCGGCCTGCGTTGATGCCGTCCAGAACCTTGTGATTGGGAACCAACTTAGGCTTAAGCTTGAGCGTCAGCATCGTCTCGATCCTGGTGCGGCCCGTGCCTAGCTCCCTGACCCGCGCGTCATGCGGCACCCAGTCCGTTTCGTAACGGTAAGGCTTAGCCTGCAAGACCTTGGCATAATGCTCAATGCTTTCGCCGCTGGCCTCATAGAAGTCTATCACCCGTATCTCAGGCCCGACCGCCTGCCAGAACCAAATGGCCGTGCTGTCGCCTATGCCCAAGTCCCATGTGGTGTAAACCGGCAGCGCA